TGTGAAGCCCATCGACCTTCTGCGTATTAAGGGTCGGCCCATTCGCTGACTGAAAACCAAAAGAGCAGTGGCCGACCCGTTGTTTCAAAAAGGAGAACCCATGAACCGACGATCACTTTTCCGATCACTGCTTGGAGCAGTGGCCGGCGTGTTTACCTCTTCACTTCCGGCTTTTAGTAAGCCATCAATTCACCCGAATGTCGGACGAAGGCTGCGCCAGATTTACGGGCTGGAGATACATCCACTCGACGAACTGATACCCGGCAACGAAGATGGATTCACGTATCGGGAACTGGCTACCTACACAGATTGTTTGTATCGTGGTGAACTTGAAAGACAATTCGGCCCTGAGAGTTTGCCTTATTGTGAAAGCGCGACATTCCGTAAAGCTATTGATCTGCAGACCGCTGCACGGAGGCGAGAATGCGGGAAAAAGGTCAGAGGTGCAGAGGAGGAATTAAAAAGACTGGCTAGGGAAGTTCACGCGAGAGAAGCACCGGAAAGGGAAAGGCAGCAACGGGCCGCAATACTCGAAAAATATCGAGAGGAACTGAAGTCGGTAGTCGATACCGGGCGAGAGGGGCAAGAACTAGCCAATCTTAGATATGCGTATGCATTAGAAATGCACGCAATCCTGAAACAATCCAAAGAGCACTTTGGCGAACAAACAAGGAGGGAGGCGCTGATAGCCCTTCATATCGGGGATGGTGACTGGCACCTCAATCCCGCGGGCTATATCTGCACCTGTATAAATGGCAAGCACGACTGCCCAAGATTTTGATCCGCTGTGCTACGGCACGGTCAGAGGCCCCGAGAGATCAGAGCACACGGAGAGGCAAGGACGATATGATTCGACCGACGAAAGACGAACGACAGGCAGCTTCTATTGGCAACGCACTGGTAAAGGCGCTGAGCCGACTAGAGGAAATATCCTTCGACCCAGAAATGATTTTTGATTCAATCAACATAAACTCGCTCCGACCGGGCGTTAAAGATGCGATGGAGGTTTTAGGGAAGCACTATCTCGGAGAGGAAGACTAGAATCCCTCCACCGGGTGGAAGGATTCAGACTAGGATTCTATGATTGAACAAGACAGACGACGGCTTGAGTTAGGCGTAAGGTTCGCCATGATCGCAATCGCTGAAGATTATGAGCGGGTAGCGCAACATCCGCTGACCTCAGAATCCGCGGCTTTTGCTGTCAGTTGTCAAGCACGCCGCGAGGCCTCGCAACGTGCAGCGGAGATTCGAGCGCAGTATTCCAATTTTCAGTTCCACAAGATGAGGGCGCATTGAAAGACTGCTCCTATGAAACGTTTCTGCTGTCCAAGACTCAGGACAGTTCTGCGCTTGGCTTTGAGCCTGTATTCATGCCGGATTTCCTTTTTGATTTCCAAGCGTTTCTAACCGAGTGGGGCATACGCAAGGGGCGCGCTGCTTATTTCGCCGATTGCGGGATGGGCAAGACTCCGATGGAATTGGTCTGGGGCCAGAACGTTGTGCAGCACACGAACAAGCCAGTTCTACATTTAACGCCCCTTGCTGTATCGGCGCAGACCGTGCGCGAAGGGGAAAAGTTCGGCATAGAAGTGAAGCGCAGTCCAGATGGCAAAGTCTTCCCCGCAACGATCAATGTAACAAATTACGAAAGACTTCATTACTTTGATCCGAACGACTTCGCGGGCGTCGTATGCGACGAGAGCAGTTGTTTGAAATCTTTTGACAGTGTGCGGCGCGGCGAGATTACAGAGTTCATGCGTAAGATGCCGTACAGACTTTTAGGAACCGCGACGGCAGCACCGAACGACTACATTGAACTCGGAACCTCATCGGAGGCCTTGGGCGAACTCGGCCACATGGACATGCTGCAACGGTTTTTCAAGAACGATCAAAACACAATCAGGCCGATGATGTACCGCAACAAAGGTCAAAACTTCCAACAGTTGGACGACCGGGCGAAATGGAGATTCAAAGGCCATGCGAAGATTCCTTTCTGGCGTTGGATATGCTCATGGGCGCGGGCCTGCCGCAAGCCTTCCGATGTTGGATTTGAAGATGGTGCATTTATTCTCCCTCCGCTCATCGAACAACAGTACACGGTGGAGAGTCGTACGCTCGCGCCAGGCATGCTCTTCCCGATGCCGGCCATTAGTCTGCCAGAGCAACGAGAGGAGCGGAGGCGGACGATTCAAGAACGGTGCGAGAAAGTCGCGGACCTCGTAAACGATGGGGAACAAGCACTAATTTGGTGCCATCTGAACGACGAAAGCAACTTGCTCGAAGAGTTGATTCCCGATGCAGTTCAGGTGAGCGGCGAAGACGAGGACGAGGAGAAAGAAGAAAAGTTCCTAGGCTTTTCTAGCGGCGCGATAACTCGGCTTATTAGTAAGCCGAAAATTGGGGCATGGGGGTTAAATTTCCAAAACTGCGCTCACGTTACTTCGTTCCCTAGCCATTCGTTTGAAAGTTATTACCAATCTATTCGGCGCTGTTGGCGGTTTGGACAAAAGCGGCCAGTGCGGTCTGATATCGTAACCACCGAAGGCGAACGAGATGTAATGGCAAATCTGCAACGCAAAGCTAAGGCGGCAGACGAGATGTTCTCGGCACTGGTTGAGCAAATGAATTATTCGATGAGCCTTGAGCGGTCTATCGAGTTCACCGCAGAAATGGAAGTCCCACAATGGCTGTGATTGCACAGGAACTGCACAAGAAATACGCCGTCTATAACGGTGACTGCAAGAAAATAATGGCGGGCTTGCCAGACAAATCGGTGCATCTCTCGATTTACTCTCCACCGTTCGCGACCAATTCCGGCGCACTTTATACCTACAGTTCCAGCGAGAAGGACCTCTCGAACTGCAAAGACTATCAGCAATTCTTTGAGCATTACGCATTCGTAGTTAGAGAAATTGCGCGACTGACTCACCCAGGCCGCATGACCTGCGTACACTGCATGGACGTACCAAGCGGGAACTCGGGAACGGATTACCTCATCGACTTTCCCGGCGATATCGTTAGACTCCACGAAAAAGAAGGCTGGAACTACATCGCCCGCTACGCCATATGGAAAGAGCCACTAGCCGTCCGCAATCGCACGATGGCAAAGAATCTAGCCCACAAAACCATCGTTGACGATTCTTCGCGTTGTTCGGTCGCGAGTGCAGATTATCTAGTGGTCTTTCGGCGCAAAGGCCAGAATCAAATACCAATCAAACACCCGCAAGGTCTCTTAGAATACGCGGGCGAACGTAAGATCCCGGCAGACCTCTTAAAGTACCGCGGATGGAAAGGCAACCAGATCGAGAATCGCTACTCGCATTGGATCTGGCGTCAATACGCCTCAGCCTTTTGGGATGACATCCGTCTCGGGCATGTGCTTCCCTTCCGTCAAGCTAAAGACGAAGAGGATGAGAAGCACGTACACCCGCTGCAACTCGATGTGATTGACCGATGCCTTACGCTCTGGTCGAATCCCGGCGAAGTAATCTTAACGCCGTTTATGGGTGTCGGCTCCGAAGTTCACGAAGCAATACGCATGGAGCGCAAAGCGCTCGGCATGGAACTAAAACCGAGTTATTACAAGCAAGCTTTGAAAAACATCGCAGAAATTCTAAAAACTGGAAAGATCAATGTGCAAGAGGAATTGTACGGAGCGGAGGAAGAGATTACGGCATGAAACTCCGCTTTATCGCCGTCGCTGTGTTCTGGTACGCTTGGCGCTCTGTGAGGCAGGCATGTGGAAGCGAATCTCGGACTTATTTGTCGAGGCGATGATCGTGTTGACATTGGCTGCCATCGCAGTCTGTGCGGTCTTGATTGTTTGGGAATTTATTAACGAGGTTTTGACGTGAAAATCACAAAACGACTGAAAGATGAAAGAGGGCAGGCGATTCTGGAGGCAGCGGTCATGCTACCAGTGTTGATTTTTGTAGCACTGGCAATGATCGACATCCAGGTTGCCGAAAGTACAGCAGGAAGTCTGAACTACGTGGTCACTGAGGCAGCGCGTTGCGAAGCGATTGCAGGACTGCCGTGCAATTCTCCGAACAATGCCGGCCTCTACGCGAATCAACTGGCTTACAATCTCAGACTTCGGAACGGATTCACGGTCGCATCTTACGGATGCGATGTGTTGTCCGGCTCATGCACGATGGTTGCTTCGTACTCGTACAAGCCGCTCGGCGTGTGGTTTCCGCAGATGATAATCACGCGAACGGGGACGGCTTCACTCAAGACTGGAGGGTAACGTGATTCTCTTAGTGCTGTATATCGTCGGTCCGTTTCTCTATTTGCTCTTCGCCATTCGCGAATGGATTGAGGTCGGAAAATGGCGTTAAGTCCTCACGGTTGCTGGAATGGTCATCCGCATTTGGTACCAGACGGGTGCGTGTCTCAGGAGCAGGCTTTGGAGCGCGCACTGAAAAGCGCCTTACGTTCCGAGGAGAGACTTTACGATTTGGAACATCCTGCGACAGCATGGCAGAAATTGGCGAAATACTTGAGGCTAAAATGAATCGTTTTGTATCGGTGCAAGTGAAGTGTGCGGGATGCGGGGCGCAGTTCGGGGAAGCGAACCACAGGTTCGTGCTCCATGACGAGCGAACAGATTTATTAACGCTAAATGTAGCCCTGTATTCCGTGAGAAAGTTTGAGCCATCAAGCCAATTGACAGATTTCGACTATCCGGTATGCGGAGAATCTTGTTTGCAAAAACTGGAAGGCAAGTTAATCTCTGGGCAAAAGCTATGAACATCGCATCCGTAGGCCCGATTGAAAAACTAACCCGGCAAGATGCCGAGGCTCCAGAGTACGCACGGCACGTCTGGTACGACGTAGAAAACGGCCGGCTGGTCGTAACGAACGGGCACGCGCTGGTGATTGCGGCGGTGGAACCTGAAGACGAAGACGTTACTGGAGTTCTCAGCGTTGAGGCGATTCAGTACGCTAGGTGGCTAGTGCGCAGACATTACTCGTCCTACTTCAAATGTGTAGCGAAGGAGTATGAATTTGACGATGGCACGCGAATGCCACGGCCTCAAGGAGAGTTCCCTGATTACGCAGCGATTGTGCCAGAGATTGCAGGACCGCCGACCGCGACGTTCAATCCTGAATTGCTGGCACAGATTGTCGCTGCATTTCCAAAACGGGAGATTGGAAAGAAGGGGACCAATCCAGGCTCAATCAGTTTGTGGGTCACGCCGTCAGAAGATCCAATGAAGCCGGGGCCGATCATCGTGCGTGCGCATTACACGGGCGGTATGGCGCTATTGATGGGCGTCACCGGAATGGACCCGACGAAATGGGTTCTCGAACTTCCGAGCGGAAGGAAATAGTTTTGGACCAACTGGCGCACATCGACGCGGTTATCCAGCGAACGGAAGATCGCAAACTTCTGAGGCTTTTGAATCGCGCATGGTGGACCGAATATTTCAAGAATCAACGAAAGGACGAAAGCAATGCAAGAACCTCCTCCCCTCCCACAGCAGTTGGACGATGACGATATCGAGATGCTCTACTTGCGCGGCGAGTTAGTCCGTCTTGAGAAATCTGGAACCAAGATCGTGCGAAACTTATTTCTCGCCTGCGTAGTTAGCGGGCTTTTATGGTTCGGGCTTTACAAGCTTTGGCACGGATGAGTTTGAGGACTTTGTAAATCCACGGCGAAAGGAGAACTGGATGAGAGGGTAACTCTTGGTCGTAGATAAGGAATGCATAAATTAGTGAATGAGAAGCGGGCTGGCTTGACAGGGCTGGCCCGCATTAAAGCCCATGACGATTATCTGTTCACAGTGCGGACCGAAGTTCGCTGGGTTTTTTACCCATGCGGAAAAGAAGCGGGCGAACTGCGAACGTTTGTGCATAACATGCCAGCGAAAGAAAAGCATGGAACAGCGTGCCGCGCACCATATCAAAACCGATCCTAGCCAGTCGTGGGCCGGTAATAACAAGCTGTTTCTACCGGGGAGCCACTGATGACCGTTACTATTTCTCTCGCGACAAACGACGAGCACGGCAACGAAACCGGGAAGTTGTCGGCTGTCCAACTCGGGAACGGTGCTCTTGATCTGCAATGGGGCGAGATTGGCTCGGAGCCGCGCTATCGACTGCTATACCGTAAATTCCTATTCATTCAACGACGGCGTTACGATGTCACAGCAGTTCACGCTTGGTACGGCAATTGGTGCTGGACCGGTGTTTCAATGCAAGCATCTGAAGCAGTAAAACTCCTCAACAATCTGAGCAATGATGACCGCTGGCACTGCGAAGGCGGGTGGTGTGACCTAAGCGACGCCTATGCGGTCGGTGCGGTCACGGCTGAACTGCTGGCCGATGTCGATGGCTAATTCCGATAAGCCATTAATGATTGAGCTCTATGCGGGCCTTCATGGTTGGGGCGAAGGTGCGTTGCCCGAAGGCTATCGGGTAATCGGTTTTGACATCGCGGACATGGGCGCATTGCTCGGAAGACCACGGCCCGATGAAATAAGCTTGGTGCTTCAAGATGTGACAACTCTGCATGGCTGTCAGTTCAAAGACGCTACGGTAATCGTCGCGTCGCCGCCGTGCATAGAATATTCCTACATGGCGATGCCCTGGAAGCGGTCGAAGCAAATCGCACGAGCATTGCGCGGGAAGGGCGAGTTCCCTGAAGGTTACACCGGATCGCGGACAATCGCGGAGTTGAATCGGTTGTTTGATGCCTGCTTCAGAATCCAGCGCGAGGCAAGTGAGGCAGCCGGACATCACATTCCAATGATTGTCGAAAACGTCAGAGGCGCACAGCCTTGGGTCGGCAAAGCCCGCGCTTGGTTCGGAAGTTATTACCTTTTCGGCGATGTCGGCATGGTAGGCAAGCGGGTAGTGGCGGGAGTGCCGAGGTTTGGAGTGAGCGTGCAGCCGATGCGACATGGAGGAGCAAAGGCACCACCGGGGAATGCGAGCTCGCCGCTGTGGAAGGACCGCGCAATTAGCCGTACAGGAGCGCACGCAACGCCAGAAGAGGCAGACGCACTGGCCGCATGGGTAGAGGAACGCGATGGAACAAAAGTACCCGGCTTGGATAACGGATGCTGGCCGCCCGGTGGACTCGCGCAAGGCTTCCTAGACGCTCAGAAGCGCAACCCAGACGGCACAGAGCACATGCAGCAAGAAGGCTTGAAAATGGGCTGGGATAACACGGAGCGCGGCAAGTGCAGACGCGATGACTCCTCGAAAGTACCCGGCATCTCCTTCAGTGGATTCGGAGAACCCGGCTACAAGCCTCAAGGCTTCAACGTCACAGCGGCGCAACGGTATCGGGAAGAACAAGAACAAGGCGGGTCAAAACGAATTAGCATCGGCTCGGCATCATGGCACGCGCAAAAAGGCCAACCGCGCAATCCGAACGACCCGAGGAACTATTTCTCCAAGTCCAACGCTCGCAAGGCTGCTTCTGCTGAGATCGCGAGAATTCCGTTTGCGCTGGCGTCTTACATCGCCAGAGCTTTCAGGCCAGAGTAAAGCGGCAATCCGTCCACCCGGTGGAGAGATTCGCCTGTCCAGAAATGCACACCTTAAAGTTCTCTCTTGACATACAGTGTTCATTGTAAGAAACTGCCTTCCAGAGCATTAAGTCTCTTGCTCTTGACCGGTTCCTGTTAGAATCGGCGCGCCCCGACGAAAGAAAAGGGCTTACCCTGGCGAACTGTGGGTGCTTCACAAGTAGTCACTCCTGCTGTCCAAAATACAATCGCAGTCATCATCCCGCCGAGATTGGCGGGATTTGTTTTATGGAAGGTACGACGCACGTCCGCTCACATGCGAAAAGAAAACATTCGGCTGTTGGCTGAAAACGGCAAATTCATCGGCTGGACCGATGACGACGATGCCCGCTCCAAAAAGCAGTCGGGTTACTGGCAAGAGTTCTATCACCCGCGCACCGGCAACTTCTACGCTCTCCAAAAGATCAAATTCCTTCCAAAACCAAGCGATCATTCCAGTCCAAGTGGAATCACTGCGTCTGAATGCCGCGCGAATGTTGGCATCTGGGACGGCTTGGACCGGGAAGAAGGCGGAGCGGTTCCGATTGGGAAGTTGAGAGCCGCGCGGGACAAAGTTCGGCTGTGGCCCCTTGTGGGCGATGACAAAGCAGTGCGCGTCTCGTGCCTCGCACGAGCGTAAGAGAAAGGCGTGTTCCAAATGAAAACAGCAATTGATGATCGGCCCCGTACTCTTGCAGCCATCGGCATGACATTAATCATGCTGTCAACCCTGTCGGCATGGAGTTGCAGTTCGACTTGGCTGCAAATCGTGCAGCAAGACCTCCCCGTTCTGACGAAGCAGGCAACGAGCATCGCACAGTTAGTCGATCCAAGTGGCTCCGATGCAAAACTCGCGACCACGGTGGGCAGTGATGCTGTCAGTCTCATCGGGTTAGTGAGCGATGCATATGCGGCCTACAACCAAAGTCCAACCGCTGACACCTTGCAGAAGCTTCGAGTTGCGCTCGACACGGTTGGAACCAAACTCCCAGAGACATTGCAGTCGGTCGCTGGCCAGTTCTCAAATCCGACCGATCTGTTGATTGTTACGGCGGCAGTGGATGCCATCGTAACCACGGTGGACATCATTGCAAATCAGATCCCAGGCGCAACCAAGTCGGCGGCGCGTGCGGCGCATCTGCACAAGATGAAAGCAGCAGGACGGGATGTAAAGAAGATTCCGACCGCTGACGATTTACGGAAGCAGTGGAACAGTCAAGTGTGTTCGCTTGCGCCCGGTCGATGTCCGACGATGTAGAACCAAAATCCTATACTGAGGAGCGGATACTGCCAGAGCGGGTTGGGCCTGTGACGCTATGGTAGGGTTGCGGGCCTTTCCTTAAAGTAAACCAATGAAGAAATGCACGGCACTGCTGATTCTCGCGCTTAGTATCAAGGCTTCAGCGGTGGACCAGAAATCGTTGCTGCTAGGCATTGGAATCGGTTTAGGCATGTCGGCCTATCAGGGAACGCGAAGCAAGGTATTGTTGCCAACCGCGCATTTTATTCAGCGCACGGTGCGACCGATACCACAGGACAAGATCGAAAAAGCAAAGAGAAAGGCGGCGAAGGCGGCGCGGAAGCGGGTTGGTACGCCAGTAGCTGAGTGAAAGCGGAGCACATGGAAGGTACGCGCATCACAGGAACTGTAGCGTGGTTTAACGGGGCCAAGGGATACGGATTCATCCGATGGCAGGGTGGTAGAGACGTATTCGTTCACTTTTCAGCAATTCAAATGGACGGCTACAAGGATCTCAAAGAGAATGACGAAGTTGAGTTCGAGGTAACGGACGGCCCCAAGGGCAAGCAAGCTGCGAATGTTCGACGGCTGGAAGATTGAAATGGAGGCATGGCAGCAGCGCGTCATCGACGAGCAGTCCGAGTTGAGTTCAAAAATCGAGAAGATTCTAGCCTTCATTGGCGGGAAAGAAACTGCATTTGCATCACTTGAAACTGCCGAACAGGATCGTCTAATGAGGCAGATGCGAATTATGACCAGCTATTACGACATCCTTGACGAGAGGATAAAGCACTTCTGAAAGGCACGGCATGACGAAACTTGCATTGGTTCTCGTGATAGCCTGTGGCTATGTAGTGGGGCGCGTTGCGGAACAATTGCTCGGTCTGCTGTTTGAGTGGGCAGGCAAAGTTGTAGGATTGATGATAGCGGCGGCGATGAAGAAGATGCTCGCAGCTCGGCAAGCGCAGTACGAAGCAAGTCAGACAGCACTGGCACGGCAACGTTCGCCACTTGTTGTGGAAACAGGGAGGACCGTCAATGAAAATAACGAGCGCCCATCTTGAAACAGTCCAAGGGCTTTTGTCGAAGGCAGGCGAGTTACTTGCCAGCCAGACGAAGGTTGCGAGGGAAGCCGAGGAGCAGCGCAAGGCCTGCGAGATCAGAGTCCGGGGTCTGCTCGGTGCGTTTGACATCTGTGCAGACTCGTTTGCACAAGGAACCGAGTTAAGCAATAATCAACTGAACGATCTGCCTGCGGAAGCACAGCAGGCACTTGGATTCAATAAGGCTGGACCGGCGGTAGTCGCAAAGGAATCAGCAGTTTAATTCCTCCACCGGGTGGAGGTTTTGGAAGGTTGAGCGAAATGGAAGATGGCTTTAAGGAAATTAACTGGCCAGCAGAGAGGCCGAATGAAGACTTCACGCTGGCTGTCGCGCCGCTCCCGCCGCAAGGTTCCAAGTTGACTGCTTACGACTTTTCCGAGCCTATTGGCAGCGATTCTAAGATTTCCTTCGGTTGCGACGGCGTCAAAGTCGCTCAAGTCTTGCGGCGCATTGCGGATCAACTCGACAATCATGAGATTATGCCCGTTCGGTGTCGAGTGTTGACAGTAGCGAAGAATGATGACTTTGCTGAGACCTTCATGCGCCTTTCGTTCCATCCTTGGATTGATTTCAGCGACAAAGCACTCAAGGATCGCGAAATGGTCAAACAGATGGACGCGGATCGAAGTACCGCGCAGCAGTAGGGAGTTCGCGCTACAGTGGCACCGTAGCGGAAGAGGGGCTTGTAGGATCGAACAAGCGGAACACTTTTCGAGACGGTAGCCCCTCATAAATTCAGGAGTTCGGCACTCCCGCCTAGCACCAAGTCGCATATGCTGTGAAGTGTATGTGAGGGGAGAGTCGGACTCCTGACAAATTCAGGAGGCATCTATGAGCGCAGACAACACAGCCAATGGACCATGCTCGATGCCAGCCAAGCAGCCTCAGCAGTCTGGAGTGAAGGTACTACCAAAGCAGCCGAGCACTGGTGCTGTGACTCCAGCGCAACCGAACGTGAGTTCGGCTCAACCGATGGGAATGCCGAAGGCGGATGTAGGCTAGGCATGGAGCCTGTAAGTCCAGTGCTGCCGATGTCGGGCGAGTTGGATCAAGTCTACAAAGCCCAAGACGGCTCGGACCTCTACACTCCGTTGCCAGCTTTTCGCACGGATAAGGCAGTCATAAGCCGCTGGCGGTTGACGGACGATGAGCGGCAGCACATTGCAAACGGCGGTGACTTGTTCGTGTGCATCTTGAACTACGGCCAGCCAATTTGGCCGATCATGCCGATAGCGGCATCACCTGAGCAGGCACTAGAGACCTTGCTCCAGGTTGAGGAGCACGTATGAGCAAGGAGTCAAGTCAACCGAGTTACCTTAGGATCACTTCTACATCGTGTTGCGGCGCAATTCCGGTTAGTCTCGGCACTTACCGACGCACGCTGAGTTGGTCACAAGCGACTGCGTTTTATGCGAATCCGCTAGGGCTAAATAACGGCGAACCAGAAGTTCAGAAAAGCGAAGAAACGGCGTAAGTCCAATGGCTACAAGTACTAGCAGTGCAGAAGAAAAGCGTACGAAAGCGTACGAAAAAAGCAAAATAAAAGAACAGGCCGCTCAACTCTTAGCTGAGGACAGGTTGAGCGACGAAAAGATCGCCGAGAAACTGGATATCGGGCGGACAACATTGTCCGAATGGAAGTTGCAACCGCAATTTGCTGCGAGAGTAAAAGCGATTGTAGATGCTCATGCTGAACGCGCTATGCACTATGGGTTGGCGCGCAAAGAGAAGCGTATCCAGGTTCTCAATGATCTCCACGGAAAGATTCTGCAAGTGATTGAAGAACGCGCTCTTGATCCAGAACTGGCAAAGATACCAGGTGGCAAGACGGGCATCGTCACCAAAATGCTTAAGGGAATCGGGCATGGCGACGACTTTCAAATTGTCGAGGTCTACGCGATTGACACGGCTGCGCTCAAGGAGATTCGCGCCATTCAGGATCAAGTAGCACAGGAACTTGGCCAGAAGGTGGAGAAGTATGAGCACGACTTCACTTCGGACGCACGCGAGAGACTTATCGCAGCACTCGATTGCGGATCGAATACGCGAACTGCCCAAGGCGAAACGCAAAGCATTAATTAATCAACTCAGCGACAAGGAAGCTGAGGAACTGTGCTACGACTGGAAATTCTGGGGACGCGCAACGCAGCAAATCCCGCTTACGGACTGGTCTACGTGGCTGGTAAAAGCTGGACGTGGATTTGGCAAGACAAGATGTGGGGCTGAGACAGTAAGAGAGTGGATTAAGCACTTTCCAATCGTAAATATTGTCGGGCCGACAGCGGGCGATATTCGCGATGTGATGGTCAAAGGACCGAGCGGCATTCTCGCGGTATGTCCAAAGGCAGAACGTCCGGTATATCTGTCGTCGGACAGGCAGTTGCGATGGCCGAATGGGAATGTGACGCTCTGTTTCTCGGCAGAGGAACCAGAACGACTTCGCGGCCCGCAACATTACAAACTGTGGTGTGATGAATTAGCAGCATGGCGCTATCAGGAAGAAGCATGGGACTTGGCCATGTTGGGATTGCGCTTAGGGAGCAATCCGCAAGTAGTGGTCACGACCACTCCGAAACCAACGAAGTTAATTAAGCTTCTACAGAACGACCCCACAACATATGTGACGCATGGTACGACCTACGAAAATAGGCCGAACTTAGCGCCGAAGTTTTACTCGCACATCATCACGAAGTACGAGAACACTAGGCTTGGCAGGCAGGAACTCCTCGCCGAAGTTTTAGATGACAACCCCGGCGCTTTGTGGACTCAATCAGCGATCGACCGGGACCGCATCAAGATAGTGCCGGAACTGGTCCGGGTAGTCGTGGGTGTGGACCCAGCGGTGAGTGCAAACGAGGATTCCGATCTCACTGGCATCGTAGTAGCAGGACGAGGACGGGAGCACCCTCCACACTATTACGTACTTGATGATCTCAGCCTGCTTGGTTCGCCGAACGAATGGGCGGAAAAAGTCAACCTTGCTTATCGTACGCATAAAGCAGACCGCGTGGTAGCAGAGGTAAACAACGGTGGCGATTTAGTCGAAGCAAATCTGCGGACGAAAGATATCCAGTTCGCGTACAAAGCGGTACATGCAACCCGCGGCAAGATTATCCGAGCGGAACCTATCGCGGCACTCTATGAGCAAAAGCGTGTGCATCATGTAGGTATGTTCGCAAAGTTGGAAGACGAGATGTGCGACTTTAATCCGCAATCGTCTACAAAGTCGCCCGACAGGATGGATGCGCTTGTGTGGGCGTTGGCTGAATTGAGTGAGGGTGCGGATGGGTTCGAGTTATTTTTGGCGACGAGCAGCGAAAATGCAAAGCGGCTGGCACCTCCACCGAACCCGCAAGAGATTGGCGGGGGATTGATACTGGGATCGGCGATGGTAACGGTTCCAGCGGTTGTACCGGGAACGGTGACAGTGAACGAGGCTGTAGTAGTTCCCGGCGAAGCGGCGCGGGAGAAGGTTCAACCTTTTACGGACCCATACAGCCTGCTTAAGCGTGCCGCGAGATCGAAATGAAACTGGGATGGAAGATGGCGCTAAGGGATGCCGAGGAAGGCATTAAGAGAGCAAGCCGGGAACTAGCGGACTGGAAGGCTGTGGCTGCGATATGCCGCAGGAGAGTAGCGCAGCGAGCTGCATGGCCTGGTGAGGTTGCGATAGTGCATAAGGAGAAGGGCAAGGAGAAACCATAATGCGAGCGTTCAGGTGGGCAGCTTTAATTATTCTACTGACATCAATCGCGACGGCGCAGCAAGTTCCGGCAACGATGTTTGGGATGAACGTGCATCCGCAGGTTATCGCCACGCGGAACGCGATACCTTGGCCGACGATTCCAATCGGCGCATTTCGTTTCTGGGGAACTGAGACAACGTGGAGTGCCATGAATCCCTCGAACGGCGTGTACAACTTCGACACGATGGATGCATGGTTTGCAGCGGCGGCAAAGAATGGCGTGACGGATTTCCTGTACACATTTGGCGAGACGCCGGCATGGGCTGCTGGACCTCCGATGACTCAATCATGCGACCACTACCCAGGATCGTGCAACGCGCCCAAGGATCTGAATGCGGACGGCACGGGGCCAGATCAAATCTGGAAGGACTTCGTTACGGCAGTTGTGAAGCACGCGAACGGACGTATCAAGTATTGGGAAGTGTGGAACGAACCCGACATCGGAATCGAGTGGACGCCGACGAATCCGCAGATGCCCTACGCACAACTGATTCGCATGGCAAAGGACGCTTACGCAATCATCAAGGCGAATTGTCCGACTTGCCAAGTAACTACGCCGTGCCCGGTCGATTCAGGGAAGGGCCAGACTATCGGCAATTGGCTACCTAGCTATGTGAAGGCGGGCGGCCTGCAATATGCGGACATCATCGCATTTCACGGCTACATTGATTCGGCACTCGGCCAGAAGCCCGAAGCGGAAGCGGGAAAGGTGGCGACGATCAAAGTGGCGATTGGAAACAGTCCCAAACCGATATGGGACACGGAAGGCAATTGGGGTAACGATAGCGGATTGCCGAACGCGCAACTGCAGGCTGCATATCTTGCACGGATGTATCTCATGCAATGGTCGGTCAGCGTGCAAAGATTCTACTGGTGGCAGTACGGGAATTCAGAGATGGGTACGCTTGTCACTAACGGGACGCTAACCTCATCCGGCACAGCCTATGCAGAACTCAATAAATGGATCGTTGGCAGCACGATGACCAAGCCGTGTATGAACACAGGAACGGTCTGGACTTGCAGTTTCCATATGGCGAACGGCGTTCAGTCGATGATCGTGTGGGACGCTGGACAGACTTGCGCTACCACAAACTGTGGGCAAACGCAGTGGAGTTATCCGGTAGGCTACACGGCGTCAGCTACGCTGGCGGGAGTGAACGCGAAACTTAGCGGTGGCAAAGTGGGGATTGGTGCGGCGCCGATTCTCCTCATGGGCAGCACTCCGTTGGGCAACTTCCCGCGGAATGCATCAAAGGCCAGCGGTGGGCAAAAGAAAGTTCTCTTCATCAATAAGGCATCTCATTCACAGGCAAAAGCGAGTGTTGCAAAAACCGCTGCAAGTGGACCGGATATTGTTAACCTTTCGTGGATATGCTCCACGTCATCGAATGCGCTCAGTTACAACGTCTATCGCAACACAGCCTCGACTGGCGCATTTACTTTAATCGGCAGCACGGGTACGAATGCGTGCGCCTACACCGACTCTGCAACGGCCTACGGTGCGAGTTATTACTATGCGGTGACTGCATCGAATGTGGCAGCTGGTGCTTCATGTCCAACAGGACAGACTTGCGAGAGTAGTCAAGATGGACCTGTGGGACCAGCCGTGATTCCTGGGCCACCTCCGCCTCCAGTTCCAAACCCTCCGACCGGATTGCAGATCGTTTCAATTGTCGCGAAGAATGTGACGCTCAAATGGAACGCGCCAGCCGCGCAAGCAGGAGTGACGGAGGTTTCGGCGAACGTTTACATGTGTCACGAGTCAACTTGTCCAGCGCCACCGCTAGTCGCGACTGTGACGGGGACGACATACACCGGGAACTGCAATTACTCAACTCGGCAGTGCTGGTTCATTGTGAAAGAGAACACAATCATTGCTGGCAAGAAAGTGTTGAGTGCGGCGTCGAATACCGTGGCCGCAAAAGTGTGACAAGGCAACACAAGAAGCGGACGGTCTGGCAAAGGGTTCGGGATGCCGCCCGCAAGAAACGGCCGTTAAGGCTGAGCGCAAGTGAGACCATCGAGTTATCTTCTGTAGTGGTCCCCTTCGCGAATCTTGCCGACAGTGCTACACAGAAGTGGCGGCAAGAAAATAGGCGGGCTTGGTTCAGGGAAAGGAAACAAGCCAAAGCATCGACCGGTCCTATTTGGCCGCAGCTGAGCGGTAAGGTAGCGGAAGTCTGCGAGTTGTTATGCAGGGGGATGCATCTAGATAAGATTGCAGTTGCACTGAGGTTGCCTCGTACGACAGTAGGCAGCAGGCTGGCAGAAGCATATAGAATCGCGGGAATATCGGATGGCAAACAAAAAGAGGTCGCGTTGGCAGTGCTGCTTACTTATGAGCGTCATCCTGAGTTGCGCCCTCGCGACGGGATGCGCTGCGAAACGGAACACGGCGTCGCAGTCGATGAAACCATCAACTACAGCCATCCCTATCCCAACCGTCCAACCGGAAGCAACCGCATTGCCGGCCCAGTCTTCTACTGGACCCAAGCTCCTGCCGATCTGCAAGGGCGGACTGCTGTCGCAACACGCGAACGCGGCGGAGATGATTGCATACCAAGCGAAGTATTCGACGGAAGGATGCCGATGGATGGCTCCGCCAAGATGTCCGACGAACTGGAAACCGCAATATGAAGGGCAGTGTACGCCATGAACATACCGCCAGCGGGGTTGATTGAAAGCGCTGTGGATCAGATTGATCCGAACGGAAAGCCTGAGAAAGATGAGGCTTCGGAATTGGTCTCTGCGATTGGCGGAGCCACGGCAACGAAACTCGGAATTAATTTTCCGCTTTCACCTGAGTTCATGAAAGGCTATCAGATTGGTTTGCAGGTAGCGCGTCAAATGCTTGCAGGCAGTATGGAACTGGCGGTTAAGGGAATTAATCCCGAGATTCTTCTGTAAAAGGAACTACGAATGGCGCGAGGTTTAGTCCAAGACGGGTTCGGCAAGGCGACTCCAATCAGCCGTGGCTTGTTTGAGCGGTTCACGGACGGAGTGAACGCGCAAATTTCCAGCTTGGACCCGATGGCATGGATGGGGCCGTCGCAACCGATGGCGAGAGTTGCGCCGCGCGGAACGCAGCCTAGAATCTATGATTACCGCTTCGGACAGAACATCGACTACACGCCAAAGGCGTTTGAAGGTTATTGCTACGAGGTTCTGCGTGACCTCGCAGATGGCTACAGTCTGCTTCGTTCGGTAATTGAAACACGCAAGGATCAAGTATCGCGGGTGCCGCACAGTTTCAGTGTCAGAACGTTGCCGGGTGAGCCGCCAAGCAAAAAGAAGGAACGGCAACTTAACGACAAGCGCATCGCGAAGTTGGAAGACTTTTGGTCAAAGCCGGACGGGCAGCATAGCTTTTCGGACTGGCAACGGCTCATCCTCGAAGACCTGTTTGTCATTGATGCGGCCTCGATTGTTCCGAGATGGCGGAGGGATGGCGGAGTCTACGGCTTCGACGTGATTGATGGAGCCACGATCAGTCTGTTGGTCGATGAAACTGGTCGTTCGCCGATGCCTCCCGACCCGGCCTATCGGCAGATCATCAAAGGAATGCCAGCGGTGGACATGATGATCCCGACAGCGTCCATCAAGAAGTCGGACGCACTGTTCTTTTACCCGCGGAACGTGAGGCCGTCAAGACTCTACGGCTTCTCGCCAACCGAGCAGCTCGTACTTATTGTGAACATCGCGCTACGCCGTCAGATGCATCAGCTTCAGTGGTATACGGATGGGACAATCCCCGACGTATTTCTCGAAGCACCAGATGGATTAAGCGAAGAACGCATGACGCAGTTCGAGGCGATCTGGAATGAAAAGTTCGCCACAACGCAAGCGCGGCGCAAAGCGAACTTCGTGCCCTTTGGAACCAAGGTCACCTTCGCAAAAGACCCGAAGCTGAAAGACGAGATGGACGAGTATCTTGCACGCATGGTCGCGTACTGTTTTAGCGTTTCGCCGACAGCATTAGTCAAGACCACGAACCGCGCAACGAGTCAGCAGTTGAGCGACGATGCAAGGGCAGAAGGCCTTGAACCGATTCTGTCTTGGTTCAAAGAGATCATGGACGATTTGCTTGCGTTCATGGGCTGCGCGGATATTGAGTATGAACTCGGGTCGAGCAATCGCGAGAATCCGCTAGTTCAGGCCCAAGTTTGGCAGATTCTTTTGAGCACGGTGGATGACCAAGGCCACAGCCCGATGCGGGCGCCAGAAGTCCGAGAAGAGTTGGGCTTGGAGCCCATCGACTACGAAGCTGAGGACGACGCGGCATTTGCGAAAGGTCTTGACCAGCAGAGCCAGCGCAATGCACTTCAGGCTGACAATCAGGAAGACATGATGAGGCGGCAGCAGCAAGTGCAGCACGCCGACGAGCCGCGACCGAAGGCGGCACGGCTGGCAGAATGTCCGCTCTGTCGCAGCGGGATGAAAGTTGTAGGGCATAGCGGCGATACCGTGATGGGACCGCACCATGTAGACACAGACGGCACGGAATTGCTTTGCTATGCAACGCAAAAGGTACTCGGGACTCGTGCTCTAAAAAAAAAGTCTCAAAGCCTACACGCTACCGCGTCGAATCGGGCTCTCGTAGCGAACGGCATACACAGGCCTTTGTCCGCACGTCGAACTTACTGAGGCGGTTCTTTAAGCGGTGCCAGGCGAAGCTGGTGGCGATTGCAAAGGAAGTCCCATCGCTTGCAGAGATACCAGAGGGATGGCACTTCTACGATCCCGAGAGCGGGGCGGAGTTGCCGAAGGTAGCTGCTGCGGACTTGCAACGTGATCAGAGCCACATGGCTTGTGCGATGATTCGATTGCCAGAGGCTATCGCAGACGAAGTACTGGCGAAAGCAGCAACGCTGATTGCGGACGAGGATGTGACGGGCAAGGGACGTGAGGGCGAACCGCACATCACGTTAAAGTACGGGGTTAGAGAGAACGTAGGAGAGACGGCAGAAGCCCTCGCCGAGTTCTACCCCTTCGAGGTTGAGTTAGGCAAGACGGGAGTGTTCGCTCCAAACCAGAACACCGGAGGCGCGGCAGTAGTTTACGTGGAAGCAATCGCGCCAATCCTGAAAGAGTTGCACTCTAAGTTGAGCGACAGCATAGGCGTGCGGCACGATGGAGCGGATTACGTTCCGCATGTCACGTTAGCTTACGTGGACGCATCAAAGGCCGACAATTACGATGGCTTAGATTCTTTCGCAGGCATGAAGTTCACTGCGAACGCAATTACGATCACGCGGGCCGAAGGGAAAGACTGGACCTTTGACTTGGGCGGTGCGAGTCTCGTATCCAAGGCTGGAGGCGACGAAGAGGACGAGGATATCGAGGAAATCATTCTCGACATCCTCAAAGGTTTCCAGGAAATCGTGCCTGCAATGCAACACGAATTGGAAGGCACGTATCTGGACCAGGCACGGCAGATGTCAACGGAGATGGAGAGCACGGTTCAGTTGTCAGTGCTGAATCAGCGGGCGTTGGATTACGCAAGAGCGCGTGCCGCTGAGATGGTCGGCATGAAGTGGGTAGAAGGCGAACTTGTCACGAACCCTAACGCGGTGTGGGCCATCACGGACACGACGCGGGATGTACTGAAGGATCTGATTACCAACGCCTTCACGCAAGGCCAGACGCCAGCGGAGTTGACGAGTTCGATTGAGCAGACGGGAATCTTTAGTGCGTGGCGTGCGGATATGATCGCATCGACTGAGATGTCCAAGGCAACGATTCAAGGTTCGTTGTCAACGGCCAAGGATGTTGGGGCGATTGGTAAGCAGTGGGAAACCAGTGGTGACCACGATCACGACGACGAGTGCGATGGAAATGAAGACGATGGAGTCATTGCGATTGAGGATAGTTTTAGCAGCGGGGATGATGGACCGCCAGCGCACCCGTCTTGCAATTGCTCTCTGGTCTATATAACGGCAGACGATCCCGAGACCGCAGACCTACTGGAGCCAGAAACGGTGGAAGCGGAATAAATGGAACTGAAATCGTTCAAGATTGTCGCTTGCCCGTTCCCTCAGTCGGACGTGACGGCAGAGTATGTGGAATATGGCAAGGACGAGGAAGATGCACTCACTCAGTTCCGTTCGCAGTATCCGGCGTTTCGCGTGAAGAGCGTTGAGGAGGAAGGATGAGCGAACTGCTTCCAGTGCTACGCGAGAATCATCCGGCGATGTCGCTCTGCGCATGGTGTCCAATGCCGGGTTCATGCTGCAAGAAATTCACCCTGACCTCAAAGTCGGAAGAGTGTTACGGGTCCAATTTCTCGTTCTGGAAAGGCGGCGCACAACAAGACGCGCAAAAAGAGTTAGATCGCCGCGGTCTTCCATTTATACCGGCAGGTATTTCAATGGAGGGCAATACGCAACGCGGTTACAGATTTGTGCAATTGGAGTATGACTGCCCGCATCTTCAGGCAGATGGGCGTTGTGGCATCTATGCTAATCGTCCAGATGTGTGCCGCTCGTTTATTCCGGGAACGAATGATCTGTGTTGCGTAAAGTTGTTTCCCGGTGACACGGCGAAGAGGAGAAAGATTTGAACGACCAGAAAGAAATCGCCAAGCAGGCCGCAGACGAGGTCGCGCTAACGATTGAGTTGAAGCGCCTCGACATAAAGAAAGACACGGCCTACAGATGTGGCCAGTCGGCAAAGGACCGAGGCTTCGGACGACTCTCGCCCTACTATGAAGACGAGGCGGCGGACAAAGCATTCTTTGCTGGCTATGATGGGGAGTCCAAGCCAACGTTGGACGAGTTGCTTGCACCGGTGCTCTCATGAAATGGAAATGTGCACACGGAGTCGAGTTTGATGACGGCGATGCGAACGATAAATGCATTTCCTGTCATGTTGCAGGACAAGCTTTTGGCGCGGCTTTGAGAAATCATCCAGAGGCGGTGCAGAACAGAGTTGGGCTTAGTCATTCCTGTCTGATTAACGAATTGGATGGATGCGATCCATTTTCAAAACAGAGCCCACACATGATGAACTCGCTTGCACCGGTACTGAGATGACCACAACTGATCTGAATCAACTAGCGGAAAGGGCAGCGCGTCGGGAAGAAATCCGGGCCAAGTTACCAGAGTCGCTGGCGATTGCATGGCTGGTAGTTGAAGAGGACGGGCGTATTTTCGACCTCAATAAGCAGGCTGAATTGTTATTCGGCTATGAATCG